AAGGTATTTAAAATTGATGTTGGTAATATGGATGAAGATGATATTGAAAATTATATCTATAAAGTAGCAACAAAATTTAAAAGAGCACCACAAATATCACCAAATGACGGACAAATTGATTATAGATTTAATATATTGGGTAATGATGAAGATTATTACATTCCAGTTAGAAACGGTAATGTTCAAACTGGTATAGATACTCTTCCCGGTGCATCAAATCTTGATGCAATTCAAGACATCGAATATTTGCGAGATAATTTATTTTCTGGTTTAGGAATACCGAAACCATTTTTAAGTTTTCAAGACGCATCTGGTGCTGGTAAAAATATGGCACAATATGATATTAGGTTTGCAAAAAAAGTAAATCGAATACAACAAGCCATGATTCAGGAATTGAATAAAATGGCAATTATTCATTTATACCTATTAGGTTTTACTGGTGAGGATTTAAATAACTTTAAACTAACATTAACAAATCCAAGTACACAATTAGACCTATTAAAATCACAATTATTAAGAGAAAAAGCACAAACATATTCAGAATTAACACGAGGTGAAAATGGTATTGCTGCCATGTCACACACTAGAGCAAAAAGATTAATATTTAATATGAGCGATAGTGAAATTGTTGAAGATTTGAAACAACAAAAGATGGAAAAGGTTGTAATGCAAGAATTAGCAGATGCGCCTGTTATTATCAAGAAAAGCGGATTATTTGTTGATATTGATAACAAATATGGTGAACCCGATGAAAATTTATCAAATTCAGGTAATACTAATAATATGGGTGATGAACTACCTAATAGTAATATAGGTGGTGGTTTGCCAAATAATAGTATAGGTGGTGAGTTACCAAACACAGAAATGGGTGGTGGATTACCAAGCGTTAATACAGGTGGTGAAACAAGTCAAAATTCAGAACCAACTGCAGGGGGGGAAACAGCACCACAAATTTCTGAAGAAAAAAATAAATTTAATTACAACGATTATATCGAAAAATTAGTATATGGCACATCGAAAGAACACACAGTAAAAGATATGATAGATCAAAAATTAATCATCGAAGAAACAAATAATATTGTTAATAATCAAAACATAACTGTAAATAGTATGATTAATGAAATTGATAATCTAATTAAAAAAACACAATCATTTAATACTGAACATACTGATAATAATGATGCTGAAAATATTGATTGGGATGATTTAGATGATATTGAAATATAAATTAATTTACAATTATTTATAATAATATATTATAAATTAATAACATTTGAATTTATTTATAGTATTTATATAATAAAATCACTTGATATTTATGAAAAACACTAATATCGGTATCGCAAGTTTTGTTATTTGTAATAAAATAAGAGATTCGTTTTTTGAAAAAAATAAAATTAACGAATCACAAACAATTGCATCAGATTTTTTAGATGTTGTTAAAAAATCACCATTACTTCAATTAGAATTTAATGTATTTAATAATTTAAAAAACAAATACATTGATAATGATATTATTGCAACTCGTTATATTGATAATAATATCAAACTATTTGAAACATATACAATTGATGAAATTGATTTTGAAAGACAAAAAATATCAAAATTTATTAATGAAAATGAAATACCTGAAGATAATTATGATATTATCTTATACAAATCAATTGATAAATTGATTAGAGAATCATTAAAATCACCAAACGATATCGATGTTGATGGTATTCATGAATCATTTGTATTTGTTTTAGAACATTTAAAAAAACCCAAAAATAAAAAAATAGAACTAATTGATAATACAACAGATAATGAAGTTAATGATGTTGTTATTGAAATTGCAATAAATAAATTTAATGAAAAATACAGTACACTTAGTGATGATGAAAAAACATTATTAAAAACATTATTTGAATCTGATAATAATAAAAAACAACAATTATTGGAAGATTATAAGAAAGAAACCAAAATATTATTAGAACAAATAAATAGTGATGATTTGAAAAGTAATGTTACTTTGGCAATTGAAAAAATAAATAACATGAATTTTGATGCAAACACTGTTGATGATAATATCATAAGTCTTTTTGAATTAAAAAAGAAATTACAATGATATTATTAATCATCATAATCCTTTTTCAAATCATTGTACCCAAAATATTTAATTAAAAACTTAAATATTTTATCAACATATCCAATTCCTTCAATTTCATAATAAAGTTTATATTTCGCTGCAGATATTATTGAATCTTTATAATTTTTTTTTACAAAAGCATGACCCCTATTATAACCAAATAATGAACTACTTGCCAAATAATCACATTTATTTCCAATATAATTCATATAAATAAATTGTGCTTTTATCATTATTTCTGGATTGTCTGTTATATTTTGATGTAATTGATGTCTATTTGAAATATTTTCATAATTTATTAAATCAACATCCTTTGTAATTGCGTCAATTTCATCTTCCGTAAAAAGAATATCTGTGATATTAAACTTATTATTTATTATTATCTCTTTTACAGTACTTTTTATAAATTGACTAATACCAGATGCAGTGCTTGTTTTTGCATAATTCCATAATTTATATCCAGATTCAGCATATGCTTGTGCTGCCAATATATTTGGATCAATTTTAAATAATTCACCATACTTATTATACCAATCAATTAGTGCATTTCCTAACATATCACCACTATCGATTGATTTACCATCATACTTCGCTTTGGATTTCCATATTTTATCCACATCATAAGCATATCTACTATAAGGCAATCCATATTTATTTTTACCAGAAATTAGTGTGTTATAGTTTTTTTTACAATAATCTCTAATAAAATCACAACCTGATTGTGTTAATTGATATTTATTTATAATTTTTAAATCATTTGTCATAATCATTTCAATTTTAACATGTTATATGCATTATCATCAACATTATCATAATTATAATCAACTGTATTTAAATCAACACTATCATCAAGATTTAATATATTAATTAAACCACCAAATGCTATTGGATTTGTTACTCTTGGTATTGGATATTGCGGTATTTTAGTTCCGCTAAACGTAGTTAACATTTTATTTGGTGTAATATTATGTTCAACATTGAGTATAATATAAGCACCATTATATAATGGTATGTTATCTAATTGAAAATATTGTGTTGGTTGTATCATCATATTACCAAGTGATGTAACTGTTGCTTTATATGACCTATTTTCATATACATTGTACAAATTTTGTCCTTTTGGTATTGGTGCATTACCTTTGGTATCATTTGCTAATCTAGATAAAATTTGAATAGATTCATTAGTATCACCATATTCTTTACTATCAATTTTAATATTAACAAACATGGATTGATTTTGCTCACCAAATTTAACACGAAATGCATGTACTTTACTATATGGAAAATTATTGTTATTTTGAACTATATTTTGATTGCTATTAAAATCAGGTGGTGGTGTTTCAAATGAAAAACCATCTGGTTTGAATCCCGAATTCGTTATTGTGGGATATTTAGAATTACCACCGATATACATACAAATAAATGCCGTTGATATTTGTGTATCAACATATCCATTATAAATTTTAAATGTATCTTCCCAATCATTACCCAACACTAAAAAATTTTGTAATGGAAAAAATTCAAAACCATTTGCAGATAATAACCCAGATAATACAGAATACACACTGACATTTGGATCATCAAAAACATTTAATAAATATTCCACATTTATAATAGTATCATCAACAGGATTCATTGCCCTATCAACAAACACGAACAAATCCTTTAATTTACCATTCTCTCTGTTAAATGGATACCCTTTCACACTATTACTAGTTGTTAACCATTTATCATTAATATTTTTAAATGAATAATATGTTTGTGTTATAATATCAAAATCTTCATATTTTTTGTTTTCAACATCAGATTTTTCTTTCACTTGTGATTGTATTTTTACTAATTCATTCCTTAACCTATTAAAAAAATTTTTAAAATAATTTTCAATATTAGTTTTATTGTTTCTATTATTATTGTTAGTATTTTCGATTAGTTTTGAAATACTTTTATAGTAAATATCTGGATTGGTATTATTGTTATTAATATTAGGATATGAAAATGTTAAACGAGTATAATTAATTATATTTGTTTTTTTATTTAAAATTTCAAAAATTGGTTTTAATTGTTCTTCATAAACATCACCTTTATCATCATCACCATTATTTGCCGAATTATATGCATTTAACAACACACTTTTAATAGTACTAAAATCACTACTACCAATAAATGTATTATATTCGTTTAAAAAAACTTTCTTGTCTGACACCGATAAATAATTTTTTACATCGTATAAATCGGCAATAATTCGATAACCTCTATTAACAAATACATTACTGTTACCCGTAATATAATTAAAAAGTTGGTCTACTTTACCCACCTCTAAAATTGCAACCAATGAACCAATATAGGTTGTTAGAAATTTTGGTGTTTGAATAATTGCAGGTTGTTTAAACAATAACGTATTTAAACCAACTTCACTACTGTTTTCAAATGGACTTAATGTACTACCAAAATTTGATAATAACACCACAGTACTTATATGTGTATCATATAAATTACCATTGTTATTGATTATTACGTCATATAAATTATTATCATTTTTTTCTAAAACATCAACCCAAATTTTAGACATCGATTCTTGATGTTTAAATCTTCTTTTAACGTTATCAATATTTATTTCACTATAATTACTAATTCGTTTATTACCATATTCCTTTAATCTAATATAATTATTATCATCACTATAATTCAATCCTAATATACTTCTCTTTGAAAGATATCTCGTATTGTATGTATTGTCAGATGTAATATCTGGAATATAAATATTATTTTCTTGTGTAAATTTATAATATTCAGAACCAACACCAACACCCGAAAACCATTTTGTTTTTGTTTCATTTACAAAATTTTCAAAAACATCGTTACCACCCCCAGTTTCATTTTTTATATTAACTTGTTTATCATCAATTTTTAAACCAATGAAATTATCATCATTCTTATCCAAATAAATTGAAGTATTATCATCAATAT